GTCACTTTTTTACATGCACAGAATTTACATTTGGGAAATCAATACACAACATAAGCGAGGTGAATAATGGGTTCACATAAAAAACCACAGGCTTTGCGTGAAATTCAAGGCACTGCAAATAGAAATAAGCATAGGGACAATCCTGATCAGCCAGAAGTCAAACGAGGAATCGGGCCTGCGCCTAAGCACTTTACTGAGATGCAGATAGAAGTATGGGATTATCTAGTTAGTGTTATGTTTGCTGGTGTTCTTGCTGAGAGCGACCGCCCAACTATGGAGATGATGAGTATATTATTCTATCGTTTCCGTCATGGTGACTACGAAGAGAATTCTGTATGTCCTGCGCTGAATGGCGTTGAGTTATCGCGACTGGATTCCTTGATGGGTAGATATGGAATGACACCGAGCGACCGAACAAAGATTGTTGTCCCTAAGCAAGAAAAAACAAACCCATTTGCGGAGATGTAGGTGCAAGACTACTCACTAACAGCAGACAATTACGCCTATGATGTTATTAGTGGGCAGGTTCTAGCATCCAAATGGATCAAGCTAGCGGCTCAGCGTCACCTTGACGACAAGAAAGCACAGCAGAACGGCGACTATCCATACGTTTACAGTGAGGAAAAGGCGCATAGAGCCTGTAAATTCATCGAGGCTCAGTACCATACCAAGGGCAAATGGGCGCAAAAGAAGAAGAACTTACTGCTAGAGCCATGGCAGATATTCTTTGTTTGCAATGTTTTTGGTTGGCTGAAGGCTGACAGAGGTATCCGCAGATACAGAGAGGTGCTTTTACTTGTTCCGCGAAAGAACGGAAAGAGTGCTTTAGCTGCTGCTATCGGTTTATACATGCTTGCTGCTGATGATGAGTATGGTGCTGAGGTTTACACTGGTGCAACTTCTGAGAAGCAAGCCAAGGAAGTATTTACACCGGCGCAAATCATGGCACGGATGAATCCTGCTATGACTGATCACTTTGGTATTGATGTTAATGCCTCTAATATCTGCATAACTCAAAACGGCTCAAAGATGGAGCCTATCATCGGAAACCCTCCTGACGGTTCTAGCCCATCTTGCGCCATTGTTGATGAGGTTCACGAGCATAAAGACTCACGACTGATTGACACAATGATCACAGGTATGGGTGCTCGCGAACAGCCAATGATGCTGTATATCACAACTGCTGGCGACAATATCAGCGGGCCTTGCTATCAATTGCAGCTTGAAGCGCAGAAATGTCTTGAAGGGGTAATGGAGAATAACGAATTATTCTCATTGATTTACGGCATTGACCAGGGAGATGACTGGGCAGATTTAGAAACCCTAAAGAAAGCTAACCCTAACTATGGCGTATCTGTCTCTGATGACTTCTTGCAGTCGCGATTACAGGACGCTAAGAACAACGCACGAAAGCAATCTACTTTTTTAACCAAGCATTTGAATGTGTGGGTAGGTTCGCGGGATGCTTTTTACAACGTGGACAAGTGGAGACAGTGCGCAGATAAAATAAAGCTAGCTGATTACTTCGGTCAGCCGATTTATATAGGCATGGACTTGGCGAGCCGCGTAGATATTGCAGCAATTGAAATTCTTATACCTGATGGCGATGATTATATTAGGTTTGGTAAATACTATCTGCCTGAGTCGGCGGTAGAGTCAGGCAATGAAATGTACACAGCCTGGATGCGTGAAGGATGGCTTACGGTAACTGATGGTGAGATTATAGACTTCAATGTTATCAAGGAGGATATTTTAGAGCTTTGTTCTCAGTTTGAAGTCAGAGAATTGGCCTATGATCCGTTTCAGGCTACCATGCTGATAACAGAATTAATGGCTGAAGGCGTTCCAGTTGTTGAAATGCGTCCTACTGTGTTAAACTTCTCGGAACCTATGAAGTCATTAGACGCTTTAATTAGGGCGAAGAAAATAAAACATAACTCTGACCCTGTTCAAGAGTGGATGATTTCAAACGTAGTTGCAAAGGAAGACGCTAAAGAAAATGTTTACCCTCGCAAAGAACGTGCAGAAAATAAAATTGATGGAGTTATTGCCTTGTTAATGGCTTTAGGTAGATGTCAGCACGAGCAAGAAGCTGCAATTGATTTTGATAACCTTTTATCGGTGACTTTGTAATATGGCTTGGTGGAATTTCGGATTTAGTAACGGTGGCGACACTGTAAAGACTGGCATTCAGAATCCTTTGCCAAATACGCCAACGGTGGTCAAAGATTTTGATGTAGCTATGACTCAATCGGCGTTCTGGGCTTCGGTTAGGCTGTTAACTGAAACCGTGGCAGCTATGCCTTTGGTTTGCTATGAGAGCGATGCTGCAACAACGGTTAAAAAGCCTATTGCTGATTACGACTTGTGGAAACTTTTAAACTACCAACCCAACCGATATCAAACTCGAATTGAATTTTTTGAATCAATGATGCTAAATTTAGTCACTTGGGGTAATGCCTACATGACTATTGAGCGCCTTGGTTCTCGCATTGTCTCTATTATGGTTTTGCCATCTTCTCAGACTGAGGCGGTATTACTTCCCGATGGTTCGGTGGCATATCAGTACACAGATGCTAATAGTAATATAAAGGTTTATGCTGAAAGCTCAATCTGGCACGTTAAAATCTTTGGTAATGGTATTGTTGGTCTTTCCCCTCTTGGCTACGCTGGCAATACATTAGGATTAAGTAAAAACCTAAGTGATAGGCAGAGCAAACTAGCTGCCAACGGTGGGAAAACAAACGGAATCTTAACTGTTGATCAAGCCTTAAAGAAAGAACAAAAAGAAGCTGTTAGGGAGTCATTCGCAGGATTGCAGGAAGGTAATAACGATCAGTTATTCGTTCTGGAGGCTGGTTTTAACTACCAGCAAGCTAGCCTAAGCCCGACCGATCAGCAATTATTAGAAAGCCGCCGATTCTCGATTGAAGATATTGCGCGTTTTATGGGTGTGCCATCCGTACTGATTAACGATCAAACCGCCTCAACTTGGGGTAGCGGTATCGCTGAGATTAATATGGGCTTTTATAAACTTAATCTAAAGCCATACTTAGAGCGCATCGAATCCAGCATTAAACGCCATCTCATGCCGCGAGAAGACTGGGAAACTATCGACATAGAATTTAGTTTTGATAGCTTGCTACGTGCTGACGCTGCAACAAGAGCAGAAACGGCAAGCAAGCAAATTAACTCCGCTCAAAAGGCACCGAATGAAGTCAGAGCGAGCGAAGGCTTACCGCCTCTTGCTGGTGGTGATACAATTTACTTGAATAGCACATTGGTTCCTGCTGGAACACAACAACGACAAATACAGGCGGATGCTAATAATGGAGCATAAAGAATTAAGTTTAGCTCAGTGTGAGGTAAAAATGGGTGCTGAGGGTTCGCTAAAGTTTAGCGGCTATGCCTCGGTTTTTGATGGCCTAGACTCATACGGCGACACAATCAAAGCAGGCGCTTACAGCAACACAATAGAGGGCCGCGATCGTCCTGTTCAGTTGCGCTGGAATCATTACGGGCCTGTAATTGGTAAGTTTACTGAAATTTACGAAGATGAAAAAGGCCTGTTTGTATCTGGCGAGCTAACTAAAGGCCACTCTGTTGCTGAAGATACCGCTGCATTATTGCGTCATGGTGCAATTAGCGGGATGTCTATTGGTTACGCTGTTCGGGATTCAGAGCAAGATGGTGTAGTTCGAGTGCTGAAAGACATTGAATTATTTGAAATTTCAATCGTTGAAACTCCGGCAGACAATAACGCGCACATCACAACAGTAAAAAGCGCCACAAAATTAAAAGACGTTGAGCATATCCTACGTCAAAAAGGTTTTTCACAAAAAGAAGCTACAGAGATTGTGGCAGCAGTGAAGAAAATTCACGGAGAGCGTGAAGAAGAAAAGGCGAAAGCCACAGAAGTTGAAACAATTAAAAACTTTATTAAGGAGACATACTAATGTCTGATTTAGAACTAAAAGCCGCTCTCTCAGAGATGCACGAAAAAATCGAAGCAAAAATGCAAGCTGTTACTGAGAAATCAGAAACAAAAGGCGCTGAATATAAAGCGGCCATTGCTGAGTTAGACACTTCAATCAAGTCATTAAATGATCAGATTGTAGAACTGGCTCAAAAGCACTCAGTAGCACCGGAAGCAATCGAAGCGAAAAGCTTTGGTTCTCAGGTTTTAGAATCTGCTGGTATCAAATCTTTCATTGATGGCGAAACAAACAAGGGTCGCACAGAAGTTAAGAACACTATTGTTAACTCTGGCAATGCTTCCTCTGTTCACGATCAACTATCAGGCGTTGTTCCTGGTGCCTTCCGCCAGCTGACTGTAATGCCTACTGTTATGCAGGGATCAGCAGCTTCAAACATTATCTACTACTCTAAAGAGCTATTGTGGACTAATGCAGCGGCAATCACTGCTGAAGGTGATGCTAAGCCAGAATCGACACTGACTTTTGAAGAAGTTAATACTCCGGTTAAGACGATTCCAACTTACTTGCGCGTTTCTAAGCAAGCACTAGCAGATTCTACCTTCTTAGCATCTTACATTGAGCGCCGCTTGCGTCACGGTGTTAATAACTCAGTTGAAAACTACGTTATTAACGACACTACTGATGGCTGGTTAGCTGTTGCAAACAACACAGTAACAAGTCCTTTGCTTACTGTTGATGTGTATGGTCTTGCTAACAAGATGAAAATGGAAGTTATCGGAGCAGATTACGAGCCAAGCTACTTCTACATGAACCCTGCTGACTGGGGCGTAGCTGAAACTACTCGCCGCGCTGCTGGTGATAATGCGTTCGTTGCGGCCTCTGGTGCTGTTAGCTACGTTAACAACGGTTTAACTCCGCTGCTATGGGGCTTGCCAGTTGTACTTTCAAACAACGTGCCAGCGGGTACAATGATTTGTAAGTCAATGGATGCTGACATGTACGCTAACCGCGAAAGCACTATCGTTGAAATGTTCGAGCAAGACAGCGACAACGTGACCAAAAACTTGGTTACTGTTCGTGCTGAAACTCGCGGTGCTGAGTTGGTATTCACTCCTGCTGCGATTCGCACAGGCGATATTACCGCTATCACTGCTTAGTAGTAAAACAGGGCGGCTTACATAGCGCCCTAACTTTTGGAGTTTAAGAATGTATATTGCTACACAAGATTTTAGAGCTTACATGGTTGGTGAAGTGAAAAAAGGTGAGGTTACGCTGTATAATAAGGCGTGGTTAGATGGCGGATTGATTGAAGAGGTCGATTCAAAACCTGAGCCTAAGAAAGAAATTGAAACAAAGCCTAATAAGCAGAAGAAGAAAACTAAATAATGAAAACGATTGTTTTAGTAGCACCAACGGTTGAGCCGGTAACACTAGAAGAAGCAAAAGAGCAGCTTAGAATTGAACCTGCCTTTACTGAAGATGATAGTTACATATCGGCATTAATTAGCGCAGCTCGCGACCGGTGCGAAAGCTACTGCAATCAATATTTTACAGAGCAAGATATTAAAATATTATACTCTGGATCAATACCAACGGTTATTTCACTACCTTATCCCGGATTAACTGTTACATCGGTAGTTTATACCGACAGCGACAACGCACAGCAAACAGTAAATCCAGCTAGCTATATTGTAGACGCTGAAAATCAAACGATAACATTTACTGAAACCTATCAATCTTTGAATTATCAGGTTTTAGCAACAACTAGCGCCCCTGTTCAGATTGTCGGTGTTCAGCACGCCATAAAGATTATTGTTACTGACTTGTACGAGCTAAGAACTGAAACGGCGGTAGGTGTATCGCTTGCTGAAAATCCAGCGCTAAAAGCATTGCTGTATCCATATCGGGAGTGCTTGGGAATATGACATACAGAGCGGGTGAGCTTGATCAAAGAATTACTTTTCAAGAGCGCCAAGCTGTTTCTGACGGCATGGGTGGCTCTACTGATACTTGGGTTAATATTTCGACACTTTCTTCGGTATGGGCTCATGCGCGCACGAAAGGCGGTAGAGAAGTTACGCAATACGACAGAGTAAATGCTGAAGCTGGCTATTTATTTGTCATTAGAAACCGCCCTGATATTTTGGAAAGCTATCGCATCTTGTGGGATGGTGAGCCATTTAATATTGTTACTGCCAAGAAGCCAAAGGGTAGAGCTTTATACCTTGAAATTGACGCAGAACGCGGAGTTCCGCAGTAATGGCAGCATCTGAGGTTGCGGTGTTTGGTCTGGATGATATTAAAAAGGTCTTAGAGGAGCTTGCACCTAGACACGCAGCCAATTTATCACGCGCAATGGTTCACGGGATGGCCTCAGAGACAACAAAAGAGGCTAAAAAGCGCGTGCCAAAGGATACTGGAAGGCTAAGAAAGGCAATTAAGGCAAAACGAAGACGGGGCAAACCTGGGCAACCTGTTTCTGATGTTATTGTAGAATCGGGCAAAAATGCGAAAAATGACGGTTTTTATTGGCGGTTTGTTGAGTTTGGGACTGGCGGCCCAGTACCGCAGCCTGAGCAACCGTTTTTAAGACCTGCAAAAGATATGATACAATCAAATATACCAAAAATTGCTGAAGAACAGTTCATAAAAAAACTAGGCGCAGCAGTTAAACGCGAACAAAAGAAGCTAGCTAAGAATGTCTAATTTTGAAACAGTGGTTCAAACAGCTATTTACGACAAGCTAGTTAACAATGCGCCGCTAATGGCGGTTATCAAAGCTGTTTATGATAACGTGCCGCAGGCTGTAAGCTCTGGCGATGAAACAAACTTCCCTTATGTGTCAATAGGTGAGGATTCTCACACAACTATAGACACTGATTTAGAGCTTATGAATCAGGTTAGTATTACTATTCATACATGGTCTAGATTTAGCGGAAGAAGCGAGACAAAACAAATACAGGGCTTGATTTATGATACTCTACACAGGGCGAATTTATCAGAGCCAAATTACAAATTTATAAATATTGCTCAAGTGGGTTCAGAATCTTTTTTAGATTCGGACGGATTTACTAGGCATGGCGTACAAACTTTTAATTTATTGATTGAGGAATTATAAATGGCTGGTGGAGCTTCACGCGATCTACTGATCGAAAAAAACAACACTGCAATTGCTGGTGTTAACTCAAAGTCTATTGCTATTGCAAAAGAGCCTATCGACATTACCACGGACGAGGATAACGGCTATCGAACGCTGCTATCTGAAGCTGGAACAAAGTCTCTAGATATTTCTTTTTCTGGCGTAACTAAAGATACATTATTGCGCTCTTTAATTATGACTGAGCAAAGTATGCTACTCACCGACATTACTATTCAATACCCAAAGTACGGCGCTCAAGCTGCTGGTGATACTATCTCAGGTGATTTCTATTTCAATGGATTCACTGAAAATGGCGGAGGCTCTGATGGCGCGGTAGAGTTTGACGGCACACTACAAAGCTCTGGCGAGTGGACTTACACGGCGGGCGTTTAATGGGTATCTTTCAGGATATTACGCTTACTTTTGGTGGTGATGATTTCACCATCAAAGGCAATCAGGTGATGAAGTTAATCGCTCAGGTTGAGGACGTTATTTCCTTGCAGGAATTAACTACCCAACCAAAGCTATCGAAACTAGCTGAAGCTTACGCGCTTGCAATTAATTACGCGGGCGGGAAGGTGATGATTGATGAGGTTTATGCGTCATTATTTGGTGATGGTGGCTCTGATAATGTTCAGAATTCTATCACCACTTTAATTATGATGATGCTCCCGCCTGAAACTTACCAGCCTGACGAAGAAAAACAGGGAAAGTAAGCGGCGCAGGTCTAGTAAAAAGCTTGTATATGACGGCCATTACAAGCTTTGGACTTACGCCAAGTGAGTTTTGGTCTTTGCACCCTCAAGAGTTTTGGTGGATTGTCGAGTCTAAAGCTCCGCATCTTTTTGAAGAGCCGCAACGAAAACGCCTTTTAAGGCTACTTGAAGAAGGTTTTTAAATGGCTGAGTCTGATATTTTTGTGCGATTTGGGGCAGATATTGACCCATTAAAACGCGGCACAAAAGAAGCTACAACCACGCTAGATAAGTTTGGCGCACAAGCAAAAAAAACAACTGGCGCAATGGCTAAAATGGCGGCGGCTTCTGCTGTTGCTGGAGCTGCTATTGGCGTCAAGTTTGTCAAAGATTCATTGGGCGCAATAGATGCCCAAGCTAAGCTAGCCAAACAACTTGGAACCTCTAGCGCTTCAATGGCGACTCTCGATAGAGCTGCTGAGATGTCCGGCATATCCATGAAGCAAATAGAGTCGGGAGCAAAGAATCTTGAGGTTGTAATGGGCGAGGCTGCTCAAGGAACTGGTGCGGCTGCTGACACTCTTGATAGACTTGGGCTTTCTGCCTCTGATCTCGAGGGTATGACCCTTGACCAAAAGCTATTAACAATTAATCAGGCATTAGAACAAAATGTACCAGCAACAGAAAGAGCGGCGGCGGCTTCTGATCTTTTTGGTAAAAAAGCTGGCTTTGCAATATCTCAGTTAACACCGGAAACAATCGCAGAATCAAAACGACAGATGGAGGGCTTCGGACTTGCCATTTCTGACGTTGACGCGGCAAAAATTGAAGCAGCTAATGATGCTATGGGTAGTATTGGCCGAGCCGTTGAAGGTGTTAGCCAGCAAGTAACCATTGCGCTTGCACCCATCCTTGAAGAGTTAGCACTAAACTTTCAAGAAGCCGCTATCGAGTCCGGAGGATTTCAGCAACAGGCTACTGACGCAGTTCATAGCGTAGCAAAAGCGGTCGGGTTTATTGGCAATGCTTTTACTGGTGTTGAGGTTGTAATAGACGGAACAATACTGGCGTTTAAAGCATTAAAAGCTGGTGCTTTAGGCGTTGCCTCGACCATTGCCGAGTCAATAGAGGGTGCAATACAGGGGGCGGTTGGGACAATTAACGGGCTGATTGATTCTGTTAATAATATCCCGGGTGTTGACGTATCCAATTTAGTTGTCGGCCAATCAGAAATGATTGCTGGCATAAAAACCGCAGCTATTGAGGCAAACACAGAGCTACAAGCTGCAACCTCTGAACTTCATAATAAGCTAATGACTCCGCTTCCTACTGAGCAGATTGACGCATTTATAGCCAGTATTAACAATCCAGCGATACTTGAAGCTAAGCAACTTCAAGCTGATCAAATGGCTATGGTCGATGACATGGCAGGTCAGCAGAGACTATCCAAGGAAGAAGAAATACAGAGCGCAATGGCGCAAATTAGACAAAGCTGGGGCAGTCAGCAAACCGGCGCAGTATCTAAAATGTTTGGAGACCTTGCAACACTTCAGCAGTCCGGCAATAAAAGAATGTTTGAAATAGGCAAGGCGGCTGCTAGAGCACAAGTTGTCATGTCTACCTACGAGGGCGCACAAAAGGCGTACACCTCACTAGCTGGAATTCCTGTAGTTGGGCCTGCTTTGGGTGCGGCTGCTGCCGGTGCTGCGATTGTGGCGGGCGGAATTAGACTCCAAGCAATTAACAGCACAAGCTTTGGCGGCGGAGGCTCGGTTAGTGCTGGTGCTAGCGCTGCTGCAACGTCTAGCGTACCTGCTGCTGCTTCTGCTGGAGCTGATCAATCAAGAACGGTAAGAGTGGACACCTTAGACCCTAACGCACTGGTTAGCGGATCAATGGTTAATAGTATCGCGGAGCAGTTGGTAGAGCTTCAAAATGACGGTTTTAAACTGGTGGTATAATGGCGACAATAATAAGCACAGGATTTGTTTTAACTGAGGCTGTAGCTGGTGATAAAGGCGTTCTTTGTTTTAATAATGTTGTGACGCGAAATAACATAACAGCTACTAGCTCAACAATTGAAAACCCTATCGAGAGCGTTGCGAATCCGGCAACGGCTTATCTATGGGAAGCCACAAGCGTAGCTACTCAGACAATTACAATTGTTACCGGAGGCTCAGAGGTTGATTATATTGGCATCGCTAGGCACAACCTCAATCAAATTGGGTTAACTGTATCAATTAAATATAACGGGACTACTGTTGTTCCAGCTCAGGCGATTAGCGACACTCAGGCAATATTGTTTTTGCGCGGGATAGCAACCCCGACAACGGTTGAAATAATCATAACAGGTGCAACTGAGGCACCCAAGATTGGGGTTATTTATATTGGTAAAAAGCTTGAATTGCAGCGCGGCCTATATGTTGGTCATACTCCAATTACATACGGACGTGATAGGCTGGCAATTAATGGAGTGTCTGAAAACGGTCAATACTTAGGTGAGATTGTAGTAAGGCAAACTAATTCTAATCAGGTGAGCTTGCAGAATCTTACCCCTGAGTGGTATCGGTCAATGCTTGATCCTTATTTCTCTGCACTACCTAGGGTTCCTTGCTTCTTTGCTTGGAAGCCTGCTAAATACCCTGCTGAAGTTGGCTATGTTTGGGTTGAAGGCGACCCAAAACCAACAAATCAGAGAAGTAACGGAATGATGCAAATCGACTGGAATTTTAAGGGTATAGCATGATTGAAAGAATTACTCTTGTTGAGGTTGACTTAGACCGATGCTCCAATGTGTATGGCCAAGCACCTTGCACGGCTTCTATCCCGACAACCGGTGAAATAAAATGCTTCAACTGTTTTGCAACTTGTCAGGACAAGCCAAACTATACCGAAGAAACGGTTACAGCTAGATACTCTACAGCAACCTCTAATCTTTCTACTGATTACGAAGCAATACCCAATATTAATAAGGTTACAATTCGTCCGGCTAAATTAGAGTTGGGCGAATCAATCGGTGTTAGAGCTTCAATTAATGTTGATTTTAAAGATTCAAGATACCCTGACACAGGGCCAGAGGGTGACAGATACCTTTCAGACCGTGATTACGATCCTTACGAAAGGGGTACTTACTGGGGTAAGTTTAGAGCTCGATGGCCATTTGTTAAAGGCTCTGACATTAGACTTATCCGTGGCAGCTCTGACCAATCAATAGATCAAATGGAAACCAGACATTTCATAGTTGAAAAGGTCGCAGGGCCTGACAGTTCTGGTGGGTTTACTATTCAATGCAAAGATGCATTACAACTTGCAGATGGTAAGCAGTCACAAGCACCAGTATTATCTAACGGCTCTAGCCTTAATGCGCTTAATGGAACTGAAACAAGTATTACGCTTGATCCTGTAGGTATCGGCTCTGAATACCCTTCTAGCGGTGTTGCTCAGATTGGTGGTGAAGAGGTAGTATCTTTTAGCCGCTCTGGTGATGTCTTGACGGTTACTAGGGGGCAGTATAATACAGAAGGAACAGAGCACGATGCGGGCGCCCGCGTTCAGCTGTGTGTTGAATACTCACAAGATACAGTTACGGCTATTATTAATGACTTACTACTGAATTATGCAAACGTGCCGTCCGAATTTATACCACTTGCAGACTGGACAACAGAAGATAATAACTACATAGCAAGAAATTACTCAGCGCTAATTGCAGAGCCGACAGAAGTTAAAAAGCTTATAAATGAGCTATTAGAGCAGACCGCCTCTACTATTTGGTGGGATGATATTTCTAAGCTTTTAAGGTTTAGGGTATTACGCTCGGTTGCCACGGATGCAGCTTTATATGATGACTCTCAAATAGTAGCAGGAAGCTTTAGCGCTAAAGACCAGCCAGAGAAGCGAGTTAGTCAAGTTTGGACTTATTACGGCCAAATTAACCCGTTAGAAAAGTTAGATGAAACAAAAAATTACGCCTCTACTTTGGCGGTAGTTGATCCTGATAGCGAGACAAACTTTAATGGTGTGCCAAGTGTAAAGCGCATATTTAGCCGATGGATACCCGATACCGGTGCAGATGCGGCCGATAGACTGAATAGACTAATACTTTCAAGATACTCCACTCCGCCTAGATTGATTTCATATAATCTACAGCGAGGGGTGAATTTTATATCTCCCGAGCTTGGCGGAGGCTACAAGGCTAAATCTTGGACGGTTCAAGATGAGACAGGTCTATCGGTTGATATGCCTATACAGGTTGTTCAGCTCAAGAGTTCCGACACAGGATTCTCGGTACTTGCTGAAGAGGTTTTATATAATCAGACAGTGGCTCCAGAAGATCCAACAATAAAAAATGTCTCAATAGTAACCAACGAGAACAATATCTCTCTTAGAGAGAAATTCTTCGATGTATTTTCAGTCATTAATACCGGAGATACTATTAATTTCACTATTGAGGAAGGCGTGATTATTGGTGGTGCATCAACGGGATCGGCATCTTTAAATTACGGTTCGTGGAATGAAGATATAACTATCAACCTAACCAATAATGGAACTATAGCTGGTCGCGGTGGTCGCGGTGGCGCTGGTGCTCGCATTAATAGCGACGGTTCTCTGACAGCGGGATTCAACGGCAAAAATGGCGATGAAGCAATAGATTTGCCTGTTACTGGAGCTGCAATACCTACAGTATTTAACATCATTAATAACGGACTTATCGGCGGTGGCGGTGGCGGCGGTGGCGGTGGCGGAGCTGCTAAAGGTATTTTAGAGGTTGGTGGGGGCGGTGGTGATTTTGGCGGAGCTACTGGTTCCGGTGGCGGTGCCGGACCATTCATTAACTTTGGCGGCACGCGGGGTGGGGTGTTACAGCCTAACGATGAAATCAATGTTCCGATTATTGGACTGACTGGGCAATCTTCTAGTGAGTTAATACTTGGTTTTGGCGGTGCGAACGTATCTCAAACCGGATCACAAGGCACTGTAACTAATGGTAAAGGTGGCAATGGCGGCGACTTCGGTCAGGCTGGACAAAATGGGCAAGCTGGGCAATCAGGTGTTCTAGGGACATCTTTAGGTGGAAACGGCGGAGCGGCTGGCGATGCTATCTTAAAGCGTGGTAAAACGGTTACAATAACAAACAACGGAACAATAGCGGGAGCAATAGTACCATAATGGCTAATTCAATATGGCAAGCAACAATACAAAATGAGGCTGGGGATATTATCCCAGGCGCAGAAATAACGGTTACAGATGAGGACACCGGACTACCTGCAACAATATTTTCAACGATTGGCGGTGCGGCAAAAGCAAATCCTTTTTTTGCTGACAGCAACGGATTCGCGCAATTTTACGCAGGATCTGGAACTTATCGTGTAAACGCAGAGGATACCGGAACAGGGCAAAGTCAATTATGGCGTTATATTAGGTTCGGTGATGCAGCTAGCCGAGACGTAGGCACCAGCGCTGGCCAGCTCATGGAAGTTGGTGCATTTGGGTTAGGGTTAACAGAATTTGAGAATAGTCCAGACTTAAATACCCCCTTTGCTGGAAATGGGTCATCATTTAGATTTGTGGTTAATTCTACTAACTCACCTACTGGTTTGCCGAGCGGTTATATTATCGAATTGGGTTCCGATGGAACTAGTGCAGTCAGTCAAGTTTTTATCTCCCATACTGAAAATCGTTTGCTTTTTAGAGGTAGTAACTCAGATTCTTGGCTAGAGGTCTTTCAATCAGGAGGTTTTAATCACTTACAAAATACAAGCGGAAACCCTATTGCAAGCAATTCAACGACAGCGGGGTCTAACTTAACGCCAGCTCAATCTGGCACCTGGTTAAATGCCTCCGGCTCATCAATAGCAAATAACGGTTATGGATTATGGATAAAACAATGATTGATAAATACACAGGATTTACAATAAACAGAATAGGCGGCGTTAACGCATTTATTGATGGCGTAGAAGCAACACTAACAGCTTCAGAGGTAGAATTAATTACTGAGCAAGGGGTGGAAGTCGCCCCATACGTCGAGCCAGTTAAAACGCTATCCGATATTCGAGCAGAGCGTGATTTATTGCTAGCCAAATACGTTGATATTTACAACCCTTTACGCTGGGCTGAATTAACAGCAGCGCAAAAGGATTCGGTTAAAGCGTATCGAAAGGCTTTGCTTGATATTACTCAGCAAGACCCGGTTAGTGTTGTTTGGCCTGAGCCTCCTCTAATCTAAAACAGTAACGCGGACTTTGATTAGTCCGCTATTTAATACCTATCCGCTTCTTGTGAATTAGTATCTGAGCATTGGCCGAAACTGTGAACTCTTCATAGTCTTTGGCTGTGCGTTTTGTTACCTCCTTTTCCATAGACCTCATATAATCAACAAATTCACGCCCAAACTTATCAAGCATCCACAATGTATAGGCGGCCTCTTTATTGCCGAACTTCATCCCATTGCCATTACAGGATTTGCATTGTGGCCAGATATTACGCGGGTCTAGCATCCAGAATGAGCAGTTACCCTTAGCAATAAAATGACCACCGTCAAAGCCTTCGTTAAACTTACCTACATGACCACAGGTCACGCAAGTGCAATATCCGTCATCATCAGCACTAGATATTCTAGCTAATAATTGAGCGGATTCTAATGCCTTAGCTTTCGGATTAGCCTTAACCTTTTTCTTTAGTGCTTGGTTACGCTTTTTAATACCAAGCTCATCAGCCTTGCGCTTGCGCTCTGCCTGCTTCTTAGCCTTAGCTAGACCGTGCCTAGCCATGCAACCATCATCACAGAACCCGACGGCCTGCCACTTATCTGAGTCAGCCTTAGAAGGCAGCTCAGACTTGCATGGATTTAGCGTGCATTTGCGAGCCATTATGAAATGGCCTCATGAACACTAGAGAACCCTTGAAAATCGTCGATAGGTCGGCAAAACTCAGAAATACCATTAGTGTAAACAATACCTTTGCGCCATTCGTCATTTATTTTAACCATTACCGGCATTACGATCTTGTAATCAGTGCTGGTTTTCTTATGGGTAATTACCGCACCAATAACGCAGTCGGCAATAAGGCTAATCATATCAGGACCCATAACTAAACCCCCAAAACCATATCGCAACCATCACCACGACTGGCAGCAGTTAATCGAGTAACAACCTTATCGGCCAACTGAGTCATTGGCAGCTTAGGCATATTGAATTCATAATCAAGGCGCTTTGCCACGGCCTTGGCGTACCCTTCATTGGTAACATAGAAGCCACCAGGAACAGCCCAAGTCCCGTCTTCTTTCTTTACTAGGGTAATTCCACCCTCTTCTACGTCATCTTTATTCTTAATTGTGCTTGTGTATTCGTTTGTCATTTTAGTTCTCTTTAGAAAAAGCTCATTAAATTGTTTAGCGTTCTTTCGTCCGCTGTTTTAAATATATTGCTCATGGCTGCCTGAATTAGCGCCTGATAGCATTGCTCGAACTCATCTTGACTCATACTACCGAAAGACAGTGATTTTGCCTCTAGCCTCACCTCAGAGCCTATTGAGTAGTAAGCGTTATGAAAGCCTGCCATTATGATCAGCTCTTTTCTGAATTGATCAAACTGCAAAGACTCATCTTGGAACTTATGCCCGCCAGACCAGTGCTGAAAACAGAAGTTAAAGAAGGCAAAAACCTTTCTGTGAAACTGAGGGTTTCTAGCCAGTTTAACTTCAGCAGGATATTGACCTCCGGTTTTTAGCTTCGTCATCTTCTCAGCGCTGTAGTCGTCCGCAGGTATAAGTATTCCGCCAGCCTGCTTAATGAATTCAAGCTTCACAGCTTAATATCTCATTCTGCCAAGGTGCTAAGCTATCCCAGCAACCCAGCGTATTAAATAACGCTTCCAACTCTTTCTCGCTAATCTCACGAGCTACCGGTAAGGCTATCCAGCCTAGATTCGATAGCTGATCGCTAGGTATTAGTTTTGATAGCTCATCATGAAGCCCTGAAACCGTAGAACTAAGCTCATGTTTAAAATACTCGCTTGGCGCGTCAATAACTTCACTTTTAATATACGCCTGCTTAGTCTTTGTTCGACCCATAGCAGCTATATAAATCTGCCACTTATAGCGAATCTTACTAAGTGCCGCATCAATACTTGGCCCGCAAGCCTCAATGCGATTCTTTTCCACGTTAATTAACTCTAAACCATCACCACTGGCAACAAAGCCAATACCTAAATCTCTAAGTGCTGCTTTGGCACTCCTAGCCTTTTGTACGTGCGCGACATACTGCTTGCGTTTCTTTGCCATACCCACCCCTTGCGCTATTTGCGGTTAATCTATACTTTTAATTAGTTCACCAAGCTTAGCAATTTGGCGCTTCTTAATTGTGTTTTCATCCGACAATCTGTTGATTTCATTACTATTCTTTTTTAAAGCATACTGAAGGTCTTGCTGATCACGGATTAGCTTTGCCTTGATTCGATCAACTACTTCTTTCTTTAGATTCATAACCCTAACCCTCTTTGTTAATTAAATCCTCATAACACATCAAT